TTTGAGTCAGCAATCGCTAAGTCAGTCAACATGCGAATGTTTAAACACATACGAACAGAACTTGATCATGCAAACAGGGCATTGGCAACTGTTAGAGGAGAAGCACCGGATGCTACTGGAACAGGGCTACGTTGTTCTCATGTCATGGCAATTGCCCCTAACGCTTCAAGTTCGATTATCATGGGAAATACATCCCCATCAATCGAGCCATGGAGGGCTAATGCGTATCGCCAAGATACACTTAGTGGTTCCTTTTTGAATAAGAATAAATTCTTAGATAAGATAATCAAAGAGAAGTGTGAGAAAGATAGTAAGCTAAACTATGATCGCATATGGTCTAGCATCATAGCGAATGATGGATCTGTGCAGCATTTGAGATCTCTTGAGCCTGAAGAGAAAGAAGTGTTCAAGACTGCAATGGAGATTGATCAGCGTTGGGTAATCGAACACGCTGCAGACAGACAACAGTACATAGATCAATCACAGTCTCTGAACGTTTTCTTTAGACCAGACGTAGACATAAAGTATCTTCATGCTGTACACTTCATGGCATGGCGAAAAGGTCTGAAGACTATGTATTATTGTAGATCAGAAAAGATTGGCAAAGCGGATAAGGTTAGCCGTAAGATTGAGAGGCAGATTATAGAAGAGCTAGACATGGAAGCCCTAGCCTCTGGTGAAGAATGTTTAGCGTGTGAGGGGTAACATGGAAGAACTATCAGTTTATTTTGGTGAAGAAAAATATAAAGGTAGGAAAGCTACCGTCTACAGAACAGAAGAAGGTATGTATGTAGTCAAAGCTAGTATAAAAAAAGAAATACCTTTACATGATCATAGCTTACGTTATGCAGAAGATACTGCAGAAAACTTTGTATCGGGGGTATTAGATGTCTAGTGAACTTAAACTTCAAGATGAAAGAGAATACTTCAAGCCGTTCCATTACCCATGGGCTTACGATGCGTGGCTGAAACATGAACAGAGCCATTGGCTACACACAGAAGTACCAATGCTGGAAGATGTAAAAGATTGGAAAGATAAATTATCTGTAGAAGAAAAGTACTTTCTCACAAACATCTTTCGTTTCTTTACGCAATCAGACATTGATGTATCTGGTGGCTATGTACAAAACTACTTACCTAACTTTCCACAACCTGAAGTACGAATGATGCTGTCAGGATTTGCTGCTCGTGAAGCTTTGCATGTAGCTGCATACTCACATCTCATCGAGTCTCTTGGTATGCCAGAGGCAACGTACAATGAGTTCAATGAGTATGAAGCTATGCGAGATAAGCATGAGTTCTTCAAGGCAAATGTAACGTCAGGTAAGCTACCAATACCTCTACAGATAGCAGCCATCTCTGCTTTCACTGAGGGCTTGGCACTGTTCTCTTCATTTATTATGTTGCTTAATTTTCCTAGACATGGTAAGATGAAAGGGATGGGACAGATAGTTACATGGTCTATTGTAGATGAAACACAACATGCAGAGGGCATGATCAAACTGTTCAGAACTTATGTAGAAGAAAACATAGAGATATGGAATGATAAAACTAAATCAGAAATCTACAGCACTGCAGAAAAGATGGTTGATCTTGAAGATAAGTTTGTCGATCTGGCATTTAAGATGGGTGCAGTGGAAGGACTATCACCTGATGAAGTTAAGAACTACATTCGGTATATAGCAGATGGTAGGCTAATATCTATGGGCATGAAAGGTATATACAAAGTGAAGACTAATCCTTTGCCATGGGTAGAGACTATGATCAACGCTCCTACTCATACAAACTTTTTTGAGAACAGAGCTACAGACTACGCAAAAGGTGCGCTAAATGGAGATTGGTCAGATGTTTGGGCGAACTAAAGAACACTTGAAAGAAGTGGAGATGTCTTATTGGCAACACTTTTGTTTTGCAGCCAGTCTGATTCCTTTCTTTGTATTTGCAATGTTCTTTTCTATAATACATGCAGTAGTTCCAGGGCTATTTCCGTCCACCACAAGTTCAATCATAAAAGAGGTAGATTTTAAATTGAGGCAGAGTAATGATCAAAACCTTTGAGATTAGCCCTGAGATGCTCTCTGAGGCCCAAGAGAAGGCCAAGGAGATGGGAGCCTTGCGTGGTTCCCTGTTGCAAGGTAAGGGCAACCTCTCAGGCTTTGTGGGCGAGATAGCGGTGCGAGATATTCTTACTGCTACTCAGAGTAACACATACAACTATGATCTAACTCTTGGGGATGGATCTACGGTAGACGTGAAGACACAAGCAGTGAACTCTATACCAAGAGAATATTACGAGTGTAATCTCAATGAGCATAGCACAAAACAAGACTGCGATTACTACGCATTTGTCCGTGTCCTATCAGATCTATCCAAGGGATGGTATCTTGGTAAGATAAAGAAAAAAGAATTTATGCAAAAGGCAAAGCTAAACCATGCAGGATCTTTGTCTGCATCAGGTAACTTTGTATTCAAACTAAATACTTATACAATTAAGATTGGAGATATTGAGAATGGCTAAGAAAGCAGAGCAAAGAGATCGCTCCACTTTGCATCCTCACATGAGAACCAGCATTGGTTCGTCTATAAACTCACGGCCTACAAACAAGTCCAAACGCCGTAGTTTTAAAAAGTATCGTGGTCAAGGTAGAAAATGAGTAACACAAACGCAGTTCTGTTTAAATTATCTGTACATCTAAATAGAGATGGAGAAGTTGTTCTTGAGGCTTCTCATCCTCCAGATCCACAGTTAGTGGAAGAAGCGTTTGACGCATGGAACTCTGATTACCCTGAGACAAAAAAAATAGTCTCGCTGGTGGAGTACCTACGAGACTATCAAAATAATTTTATAAGAGGGGTAGCTGCTTTTATTTAGTAGCTGCCTTTTCGTAATACACTATTAGTTCTTGTTGCTGTTTTAGATAACGATCTAGCTCAGAGATATTAAGGGCTAAGTTTTCGTAATCCCTAACGCTAACTGCATAGAAAACTAAATTGCCATTATCCTTTTCAAATCTTTTCTTAAATGAATCTAGGTTAGCTGAAGTTACCACATAGAATTGCATGGGGTTCATCTGCATAGGCTTGGGCCTAGCCTGAAGAGGTATCTTGCGTTTTACCTCAACGGTCTGTACTTTTAGGGGCAGCACTTCCTTCAGGCTGTTGCACCCCATCAGTAGGCTTGCTAGGCTTAATCCTAGAAAAATCTTCAAAATGTTTGAACAACTTCTTGGTAGCATTGTTTATTCTCTTTTCTATCATCACAGGCTTCTTCATACTAAGGGCAGTGAGATCATGTTTTCTTAGCTTATCAATGAGCTTATCTTTGTAGTCATTTGCTTCAATGAGCTTTGCAGATAGCTCTGAGTTTAGCTTCTGAAACTTCTCTCTGTCTTCTTGAAGAGCTTTTATTGTATTATCTTGTTGAATTTTTGCCATCTCTACTTTGATGATGTTTTCAGAGAGAGTGGCTATTTTATTTTGTGTATGTACATAGTATTGATAACCGCCATAACCTAGCCCTCCAACAAGGGTAACTACGGCTAGCCCTGCATATACCTGTATCATGTTTACTTCCTACTCATATAAGCGGTGGCCCCCATGTAGGCCCCCACACAAGACGCCATTCCTATATAGAAAAGGGAAAAGAGATCCGCAAGGGCTTTAATTCTTGTGTCAGGAAAAAATGGTAAAAATACAGCAGCAGTAAAGAAGATCATAGTAATCATAGCAACCCAAGCCATTTTCTTTTGAGCATCCATCTTTTCATGCTGCTCTACAGCTTTTGCTATTTCAAGTTCTTTATCTGATACCTCGCCATCCCCGTCTAGGTCGAGGGGGTTGTACTTACTGTCGGGTTGTAGTTTCTTCTGCTCCACAGTCAAACTCTATTGTATGTATCGGCCCTTCAATGTTCTTTCTCCAATAATTAACAAAGTGGTTCATTCTTGGATACACAGGCGCAAAGTCAAGAAATTGCCAGACAAACTCCTGTAGCACATGAGGATGATCTGGCATATGATAAGTGATGCGTAACATCACAGGTTCATAGTGTATTAAGTTCACTTGTTCAAGGCTTTGTAAACGTTAGCCCCAAGAAAATTAATGAAGTCCCATAGCCGTTGCAAATAGGCATTGTCAGACCCATTAGGCGTAAGGGCAGCCACTACAGAGCAAGCCCCTATCGCTGC